GGCGGCACAGTTCGGCGCAAGGCGGATGCCGCCGGCATCGCGGCAATCGTGCGCGAGTGGCGCGCGGAGTTCGGTCCGGATCACGAGTTGGCGGTGATCGAGCGAGTGGCGGCGATGCCGAAGCAGGGCAGTGCGAGCACGTTCTCGCTCGGACACAGCGCCGGCACCGTCGAAGCCGTGTTCATGTCGCTCGGCTGCCCGGTCGAGTTCGTCACCCCGCAGGCGTGGAAGAAGGCTGCCGGCGTAGGTGCGGACAAGGCGTCGAGCATCGCCAGGGCAACGATGCGATGGCCTGACCTGTCGGACCTGTGGCGCAGGAAGAAGGACGACGGCAGGGCCGAGGCTGCGCTGATCGGATGGCACGGCTGGGAGCGGTTCGCATGAGCCGCGCCACCGACCCGAACAGCCTCGTGCAGCGTGTCCTGGTGACGGTCGAGAACGACGGGCCGGGCACGGTCGAGGATATCGCCTTGCGCGTCGGCGGCGACCGGAAGCGCGTCTATTGGGCGCTGTCGAATCTCACGAAAGAAGGGCTGCTCAAGCGGGTGAAGCGGCCTGTGGTCTACGAACCCGCTGATGACTGAGGAGACTGGGGTGGAACTGCTGATTGTGCTGGGTGTCGTCTGCGTGGCCATCGCCGACCCGGCCCGCTGCGTGTCCGTGGGCGTCGAGCCGATCGCCAAGGGGAGCCGGGTATGAGGTTCGCCGTGAGCGTCGACATCACGGGCGCGACGCGGATGCTGGATCGTCTGGCTCGGGACCAGGTGCCGTTCGCTGCGAGCAAGACGCTCAACGCAGTGGCGCAGAAAGTACTCGAGGCCGAGCAGCACGAGATGCGCGACGTCTTCGACCGCCCGAAGCCCTACACGCTCAACTCGCTGCGGGTGATCCGGTCGACGAAGCGCGACCTCCAGGCCGTCGTCACCTTCCGCGAAGCCTTCGGAAAGGCGCAGGTGCCGGCCAGCAAGTACCTGGCGGCGCAGATCAAGGGCGGCAGCCGCCGCGAGAAACGCTTCGAGGTGGCGCTGCGGCGCGCTGGCGTCATGCCCAACGGCTACCGGGCTGTTCCGGGCCGTGGGCTGCGCCTGGACGCCTATGGCAACGTCCCGGGCGCGACGATCGTTCGCATCCTCAGCTACTTCAAGGCGTTCCCAGAAGCTGGCTACAAGGCGAACATCACAGACCGCCGCCGAGCCCAGCTCAAGCGCGGCACGCGCACCAAGTTCGGAATGGAGATGTTCGTGGGCCGCCCCGCCGATGGTCGCCTGCCCTTCGGCATCTGGCAGCGCGACACGGCGCGGGCCTGGGGCGCGTCCAGGCTTCGGCCCATCTTCCTGTTCGTCGACTGGACGCAGTACGAAGCGATCTTCGACTTCGAGTACGTCGGTCGCAAGACGGTCGAGCGCGAGTTCGGCCCGACCTGGGACCGCGAGCTGGCGGCCGCGGTCGCCTCGGCGAGGGCGCGATGAGCAAGAAGATCGAGCTTAGAGGGAAGCACGCCGTCGCCGCGAGTCGGTCGGTTCAGTACCAACGGACTCGGCGCGCTGGGATCAAAGCAGCTGCAGAGACTGGCGGAGCCAAGGGCGATGGGAGCGCGCGTGCTTAGGTTCTCCCCCCAGCCCCCGGGTACGGGTGATTGGAACCTGGCCAACTCCGCAGTCACGACCTCCTTCCAAGGGGGTTGACCAACATGCTCGACCTAGACGCACAGCCGACCTTCACCGAGTTCGCCGCCCTGGTCGGCGTCAGCAAGCAGGCGATCAGCGCCCAGGCTGAGGCCGGTGTGCTCTCGCTCGGCATGACCTGGCGCCAGATGATTCTCGCGTACTGCTCGCAGCTTCGTGAGCAGGCGGCGGGCCGCGCCTCCGGCGACCTGGTGCTGGCCTCCGAGCGTGCGGCTCTGGCGCGCGCCCAGCGCGAGCGCATCGAGATGCAGAACGCGGTCACGCGCGGCGAGCTCGCCCCGGTGGTGGCGATCGAGCAGGTGCTCGCTCAGGCCGGCTCGAAGGTGGCCGCGGTGCTGGACACGATCCCAGGAATGATCCGGCGCCGTGTGCCAGGCCTGTCGGCTGCCGACATCGAGCTGGTGGCGTCCGAGGTGGCGAAGGCGCGCAACATCGCCGCGGCGATCCGCATGGCCGACCTGGATGACGAGCCAGAGGAGGCCGAAGCGCTGGCGGCGGATGCAGCCCAGGCCGAGGTGGACGCCTGATGGACCTCTCCGAGATCCGCCGTCTCGAGCAGTCGGAGGAGATCGCGCGCCGCCTGGAGCGCGGCCTGTCGGCGTTCGGGGTGCCGGAGCCGATCACGCTGGAGGAGTGGGCGCGCAAGCACTTCTACCTGTCGGCCGAGTCCTCATACGTCGAACAGGCCTGGACGCCGTGGCCGTTCCAGCGCGCGATCATGGCCTGCATCTCGAACGACGACATCGAGGAGGTCGACTGGCTGAAGGCCGCGCGGGTCGGGAACACGAAGATCATGCTGGCCGCCATCGGCTACTTCGCAGAGCACAAGCGCCGCAACCAGGCGATGTGGCAGCCGACGGACGAGGACCGGGACGAGTTCGTCAAGACCGAGCTGGACCCGATGCTGCGTGACGTGCGGGCGATGCAGCGGGTGTTCCCGCAGTACCTGGCGCGGCACAAGGACAACACGCTGCAGCAGAAGCGGTTCCTGGGTTCGATCCTGCACCTGCGCGGCGGCAAGGCGGCGAAGAACTACCGGAGGATCTCGGTAGACGTCGGCTACATCGACGAGGCGGACGCCTTCGACGGCGACGTGGAGAAGGAGGGCGACCCGATCACGCTTGCGAAGAAGCGGGTAGAGGGCGCAACCTTCCCGAAGCTGGTGGTCGGATCCACGCCGAAGCGCAAGGGCTTCTCGCTGGTGGACGAGCGGGCCAGCATCGCCGACGCGCGCATGCGGTTCGTGGTGCCGTGCCCGGAGTGCGGCGAGATTCACCCGATCGTGTGGGGCGGCAAGGACGACCCGACAGGGTTCAAGTGGCAGCGCACCGAGGCGGGCGAGCCTCTCCCGGATACGGTGCGGCACCTGTGCCCGCACTGCGGCGCGCTCATCACGCAGGGGCAGTACCTTGGGGTCGCAGACCGGGGGTTCTACCTCTCTGAGGATGGCGCGCTGACACTGGACGCCGCAGGCATCTTCCGCGACCAAGCTGGCGCCGATGTGCCGCCGCCTCGGCATATCGCCTTCGTAGACGTCTGGACGGCCTACAGTCCCGCGGCGTCCTGGCCGTCGATCGTGCGCGACTTCATCGCGGCGCACGAAAAGTCCCAGGCGGGCGACCAGTCGAAGCTCAAGGCGTTCTGGAACACGACGCTGGGCCGCGCCTGGGAGGCCGACGTCGAGAAGACCGATGCCAACGAGCTGCAGGCCCGCGCCGAGGGCTTCCCGCTTCGGATGGTGCCACCTGGCGGGCTACTGCTGCTGTCCGGGGTCGACACGCAGGACAACCGGCTCGAGGCGGTGGTCTGGGCCTTCGGGCGCGGGTCGGAGATGTGGACGGTCGATCATCGGGTCTTCTTCGGGAACCCGGCAGAGGATCATGTCTGGGCCGAGCTGGAGGAGTTCCTCTTCGTCGGCGAGTACCAGCATGTCAGCGGGCACCGAATGAAGATCGACGCCTCGGCGATCGACACCGGCGGCCACCACACCAACGCGGTCTACGAGTTCGCGCGCAAGCATGCCCGCCGCAACGTCTACGCGGTGCGCGGCGTGCCGGGCCGGGAGCGGTCGATCAAGCACGGCGCCGGGCCGGTGGACATCGACTGGCGCGGCCAGCGCCGCAAGCGCGGGGTGGTGCTCTGGCACGTCGGCACCAATCTGGCGAAGGACCTTTTCTACAGCCGCCTGCAGGTCGCGCGGCAGGGGCCCGGCTACGTCCACTTCTCCAGCGAGCTATCCGACGAGTTCTTCCGGCAGCTCGCGGGCGAGGCGAGGGCGGAACGGGTCGGCGCCAGCGGGCGGGAGTCGCGCTGGACGGCCCTGCGCAAGCGGGTCGAGGCACTCGACGGCACCGTCTACGCACTCTGGCTGGAGGCCCACCTCGAGCTGCAGCGCAAATCGGCTGCCTGGTGGGACCGCCTCGCCGAGCGCATCGCCCCGCGCCAGGCGAGCCTGCTGGATGGAGGCGTCTTGGTAGACGAACCGGCGCCCCGGCCAGCAACACCGTCGCGCCCTCCTGTGACCCCAGACTCTGCCGCCCGGACCGCCGCGCGGCGCTCCCATGTGGCCTCTGACGACTGGAGTTCTCGGCTATGAACCGACCGTCCTGCCCCGACGATCGCACCGTGGCGCTGCACCGGGAGATTGCAGAGATCGTCACCAAAGAAACCGGCATGTTCGAGCCGTTGGCGAGCATCGTGGCGACCGGCATCATCAACGGCCTGCGGCGGATGCGCGGCGGCGACGTCCTGTACGTTCCAAAGGGCGACCGACCCGTGAGCTACGAGGAAATCCGGGCCGCCTTCGACGGCACGAACCGCGACGAGGTGCTGCGCAGACTCGGGATTTCGCGTGCGACGTTCTACCGCGCGCTCTCGCGGCGATCCAGTCTCACCGACCCCTAACGCTGAGACAGTCGCGCCGGTAGGGTCGCACCATGAGCACAGCGACCGACATGCTGGCGCAGTACCTTGCCGCCGAGGCTGCCCTATTGCAGGGCAAGGAAGTCCGGTTCGGCGACCGTGCCCTGCGCCGTGAGGACCTCCCGGAGATCCGGTCGGGCCGGCGAGAGTGGGAGGCCCGCGTACAAGGCGAGGCCGCGACCGCCGCCGGTGCGCCAACGATCGGGGGCGTGCGCTTCTCGGTGGCGAGGATCGGCAGTTGAACGCCCTGGACCGTCTGGTCGCTGCGTTCTCGCCGGAGACGGCGCTCCGGCGCGCCGCCGCCCGTCGCGCGCTTGCCTATTACGAGGCCGCGGAACCGTCGCGCACGCGCAAGGTGCGCCGCTCCGACATGCCGATCAACGACC